GTACCTAGCATATGAGGTTAATATGTTACCTGCTGCACTTGCTGCAATCGGAGTACAATAAGCAATTCTACCTCTCTATATCTTAGAGCCCTGCCGTAATGGTGGGGCTTTTTTTATGAACATTTGATAAGTGTAATTTAATATAGGTGTGATTTACATTGAACAGGGAGTTATTAATCAGTTTGTTTTAACCTTAACAGAGGTAACGACTGTACCCACACCGCATTATTTATTTGTATTCACCAATGAAATGAATACCACTAGCACACCACAGCTATTCACAGCTCCTGATGCAAGTGCTTACCCTGAAAGATACAACCTGTTTGCTCTAGATGAGCCAACGGATATCATACTAAAGAAAGGGCAGTACACGTATGAGGTATATGAAAGCTCAACAGCATACGTTCTACCTTTGACAATAGCTCAGACTACAGGCGTAGTAATTGAGGAGGGGAGAATGGTAGTAAGTGGTCCTGCAGGTAACTCAATATACGATTAACTATGGCATGGTACGATAGATTTATTAAAAGCAACAAAGGCCCAGAGGTAATTGAGGGCTACCAATCATTTAGCACCCCATTCCTACCGGTAGGGAGGGGTAACCTAACCTTACCTGTTGTTGACCCCAGGTATAACGCTAACATGTGGCAGTACTTTGGAAGTGACAACCTGTATCCTGAGCTATTGAATCAGATGTACTTTAGCTCCCCATTGCATGGTGCCATTGTAGACTTCAAGACCAATGCTGTGATTGGTGGAGGCTTTAACCTTACCACTGACAAGCTCACACCACAGGAGAAGCTAGAGATGTTTACCTTTGAAAAGAAAGCTAACCTCAAGCACACCGTTAAGGCAGTTACAAAGCAGTTAATTCTACACAATCGGGTATACTTCAAGCTGTATTTTGGTGAGAAAAGAAAGCTCATGAAAATTGAGAACGTATCTCCTGAGAAAGTAAGGGTAGGTAGAGATAAAAAAATGTACTTTTTGTGCGATGATTGGTCACGTAGAATAGGCATTGAGGAGATTAAGCCTTACCACATCACCTGTAAAGATGCATGCCAACTATTTAGCTACGAGGTTAAGTCGGTAGGTCAAGATTACTACTCACTACCTACCTATACATCGGCTTTAAACTTTGCTTTTCTTAGTGGCGAGTTAAGTTACTTCGCTAAAAGTAACATTCAAAATAGTGTATTCCCTAGCTTTGCTATGATGTTTCCAAAACGGCCACAGTCTGAGGAGGAAAAGCACATGATCAAGGAAACTATTGACCGCCTTAAGGGTGCAGCCAATGCAGGTAAGGCAGTTGCATTTTTTGCTAACAGTGCGGACCAACTTCCAAAGATTGAATCACTACCTACCAATGGTAATGATAAGCTATTTCATGAGGCATCTGCTTTGAACACTGAGCAGATTTGTTTTGCTCATACTATTGACCCGATTCTAATGGGTATCCGTACCACGGGGAGCCTAGGTAGTGGTAGTGATATCAAGCAAGCCTATGTTATCTTTGAAAAGAATGTAGTAATGGAGCTACGTCAACAGGTAACTACTATCTTTAATGAGCTCTTAACCATTGCTCGCATCCCTGCTGAGTTTACTATCAACAACTTCCAAATAATTAACGAGACCATCGTGGAGCTTGAGGGTGATAGCTCTAAGACTAATGATGCATTGAACTCATTAAGTCCATTGGTAGCTACAAAGGTACTTGAGACAATGACCATCAATGAGATTAGAGCACTTGCTTCATTGACTCCTGTAGATGGTGGAGATGTTACACAAGCAGCTGCAACTGCAGCGGCACAAACACCTATTGTATAATGCTGTACTTTATAACTGAGTCATACCTCAAAACTAACACACCCATTACAGCTAATGTGGATGTTACTGACGTAACTCCCTACATTGCTACACAAGCGGCATTAAGAGTGCAGCCTATCCTGGGCACTACGTTCTATAATTACTTGCTTACTCAGTACAATAACACAGCGCTTAACCCTGACGAGATAAATCTAGTAGAGTTCATTCAGCCTGTGATTGCTTGGAGGAGTGCAGAGGATGCAGTGTTTGGTTTGACCTACCAACTTAAGAACAAAGGTTTGCAAACTCAAAGCGGTGACTTCTCAGCAAGCGTATCACGCTCAGAGGTAGCCTTTGGTATGGAGCACTATGCACAGAAAGCTAGTTTCTTTGAGCAACGTTTAATCAGATGGCTACTTGCTAACCGTAACCTATTCCCTTTATTCATATCTACAGCTAACCAGGATACAGACCTACGTCCAATGTTTCAAAATTGCAGCTGCATTACTCAATGGCAAACTACCTGTACAGGAATGTGCGGTAACTTCCTTGAGAATGGGTACAATAACAGCATTCTAATCTTGTGAAGTCACAGCTATCCATACTATTAGGCACAATGCAGGCTAATTGGGGTAAGTTAATGGCTATGTTATTTACATTCCTATCCCCAATTTATGGCTTATTAATATTAATTATATTTGTCATTACATTAGATACTGTCACAGGTATATGGAAAGCTAAAAAAAATAAGGTACCTATCACAAGTGGTGGTGCTAGTGCTATGATATCTAAGATAGGACTATATAGCATCACCTTAGTTATGTTCTATGCCATAGATGCATTGATATTAAATAGCATTATTTTGCAGTTTTTCTCAGTAGATTTGTTATTCACAAAAGGGCTTGCACTTATCCTAGTATCAATAGAGGTCATGAGTATCAATGAGAACTACAAAGCAGTGAAAGGCCTTGACCTATGGCAGGCTATGAAAAACTTATTTGCAAGAGCCAAGGATATAAAAAAGGAAGTCAATGAAATTAGACACAACGAAAATATTTCAGGAACGCCTATCTAATAGCCAATACTTCCACGAGGAGTCTGAAAAAACACAAATCTATCTACACCACACTGCAGGAAATGGCAACCCCATAGCTGTATCAAGGTGGTGGAATAGCAACTCAGATAGGATAGCTACTGCATTTGTGATAGGTGAAAGAGGTAGCATAGTACAGTGCTTCTCCTCCAAGCATTGGGCCTATCACCTGGGGATAGATAGTCAGGATTTTTCAGTACATGGACTCAAGTACCAAAACCTAAACAAGCTATCCGTAGGTATTGAGATATGTAATTGGGGTCCATTGAAGCTAAAGGATGGTAAGTACTACAATTATGTTAAGGGGGTGGTAGACCCATCCATGGTTACTACCTTAGATGCTCCCTACAAGGGTAATAAGTTTTGGTACAAATATACAGATGAGCAGATTGAATCTACTCGGCAGCTTGTGGAGTACCTGTGCGATACCTATGACATTCCTAAGGCATACCGGTCCGAGATATTTGCTATAGATAAAGAGGCATTTAAAGGTACTGCAGGAATCTACACGCATAACAGTGTGAGAAAAGATAAGGCAGATATATACCCATGTCCACGAATAATTAAGATGCTACAAAACCTATAACAGATGAGGAGTTTAATAATTATTTTGTCGCTAGTATCTACTATATTTGCGACATCCTGCTCAGCTCCTAAGCGTGCTCAGTGGCACTACAAAAAAGCCTTAAAGAATGGCTTGCAAGTAGTACAGGATAGTGATACCATCCGCATTACTACAGTTGACAGCATCCCTGTGATACACAATGATACTATAGTTTGGGAGAAGTTCTATACAACTAAGGATACGGTGATTAAATTCAATAACATCTATGTACCTAAGACTAGATTTCAGACTAGGATAGAGTACCGCTACAAGACTAGGGTAGAAAGGATACGAGGTAAGACTGTCTATAAAACAGCTCAAGCTGAGCAGGTAGTAAAGTACAGATGGGCTTGGTGGCCTATTGTTATTTCGTTTATAATTGGTATATTGCTCCGTTTTTTAATTCAAAAGGGGCTGATAGATAGAATAGCCCTGCTATTTAAGCTATGAGAAAACGACTATTTTACGATATTGAGACTTCATTCAATGTCGGAGTGTTCTGGAGAACAGGATACAACCTTAACATTCACCCAGGTGACATCATTCATGAGCGTGCAATCATCTGCATCTGCTATAAATGGGAGGGTGAGGAGGAGATACACAGCCTAACATGGTCAAAATCACAGAGTGATAAGAAAATGATTGAGGCCTTTGTCAAAGTATTGGAAAAAGCAGATGAGATAGTGGCCCACAATGGGGATAGATTTGACCTCAAATGGATACGCACACGAGCTTTATTTCATG